ACTGCTGCCGAGCTTTGATTCAAGATTAGAGTATGCTTCAGCCATGTCTGATGGTGATTTAAATTTCTCAGGCAACCATTCTGGACGTTCAACCTTAGTTGCTTCTGCAAGAAGTGGATCGCCACCTTCTGTAACAATTTCCGATTCTGCTGTAGACTCAGCTTGCTGTTCTTCATTCATTGTTTTTCACCTTATGTGCATGTTTAATACGAGTTTCAATAAGGCCAACAATATAACGCTGGCCTTCAATATGTCGCAACTCAGCATCAGTAACTCCTGCGCCATTAACTGACTCAATAGTTACTGATCGTAAATACTTAAGACAGTCTTTACCTAAGTCTGTCTCAAATAAACTTGCAAAATTTAAACTTATTCTTGCGTCTTCACTCTGATTGCGGCGAAATCCATCAATGCCTAAAAAGACACTATTGCCTTTGACCAATCATTTGCTCCTGCTCAGTGGGCTGATTACCCATCATCTGTTGCTGCTGTGCCATCTGCTGTGCCATAGCTACTAGCTGTTTACGTTCTTCTAAATCTCTAATCAAATTGTCTGGAACACCAAACTTTTTGGCGAGATACGCCGCAGTTTCTTCTGAGTTAATTAAAATGTTTGTAAGCTCTGGCCCAAAACGTCCTTGCACAAGCTCTAGGAAACGTGCAACGGAGGAAATGTCTTGGTTCGCTTGAGCCTGTGCAAGCGGTGATACAGATCGAACTTTAACTTCACGACCATTAATAGTTGGAAGCTCAATACGCCCCTGCTTTTTTAGAATATAAACTACACGCTGTAACACAGGCTGCACTAATTCAGCTTGCAAGCGTCCAAACGCAGAGCCGATTCTACGAGAAAGATCAGCCATACGTTCCGCAACTTCAGTTGCTGATGCTGGGGTTCTATCGGGATTTCCAAGCATGTCATTATACAAAGCGCGTTTAATGTTTAAACGCATGTCAGATAAAACAAGATTAGCAACATCAAAGGAACCAGCGGCCTTAACAGGCTGTAACCCCATAGAGTTTGGGGCTTTCGGTATGACCGTTCCGGGGACAAGATTAATAGTATCTGGGTTAATAACACCGTCATCATCCATCTGATAAATGCCTGAGATTGCCATTTGTGCATTCTCAAGGATTAACTCAATAGTGAGGTTAGTGGTTTTAATTGCACTAAGGGCGTTGATTAGAGGGCCACGCCCATAAACTTCTCCACTACATTTAGACCAACGAAAGCATATAAACGGATTAGACCCAACACCACGGTAAATATCTGTTTTAATTACTTCTTTTGTATTTGTTTCAATTGCGTAAAAAAGAAAAGCATCTTCATTTTTAACACTGTAATCTCGGCAAACAATCTCAAGAATTTTTGTACGCTCATCTGGCGAGTTAGAGATTTTGTTTTGCAACTTATCTGTTATTTCTAACTTTGGATACATGTTTGGTATATCAGAATAACGAACCTGACGTTCACGATACACATGGTCAATGTTATCGTCAGGGCCAGTATCGAGAACAACATGCGGCAATGGTATGGCTGAAAATACTACAGGGTGTAAAGCATCACCTTCAGCAACATTTAATACACCAGTGCCTACCGCCAAGTCCATAAACGACTCATGCACTTCCTGACCGAAGTTAGAGTTTTGGATAACTTCAAATACATAGTCTGTGACTTCATCCAGTTCGTTATTGATTTCATCTTTTTGTTCTTTCGGGACTTCAGAGCCAGCAGTGAAATCCGCCCATCTAGCAAAGTTAGGAACCAAACCCTGCTGCAAACGCGAGGCAAACTCTTGAACTCCGACCACAGCCGTTTCATCAAAGATTTTATCATCTCTACGTTGCCCAATACTTTCCGCATAGAAAGATTCTCTTTGAGGAAGAGAGTATTCATAGCATTCTTCAAACAAAGGAACAAAATTTTCGCGCAAAGATTTAGCTTTGCTATACTTTGATAAGTACATCTGAGCTAGTTTTGTACCTGAGTGCAATCCATCTTGTTCATTGATTGTTGAAATCATGATAAATACTCGTTGTAATAACCCATGCCGCCACCAGAGCCTTTAATAAGAGAGCGTCTGCCAGAGCCGCCACGCCTACGTCTGACGCTATCTTCAAGAGCAGATTGTTTTATCTCTTTCTTTTCGTCTTGAGCTTCTGCTTTTTTCTGATCTTGTTCAGCTTCTAATTGAGGATCAGGGGCTGGTGGCTTTGAACTGCCTATGCACATAATGCTTCTCCTTAAATTAATCTACTATGCATAATCACAAAAACAACAATTATGCAACGCACAATTTACATTCTTGACCATAAGCCTTGACGTTTTTTAGCTTTTGGTTTCCTGCTAAATACATCAAACTCTGCTTTTGCATTAAATGCAACTGCTTGTTTCTGCCCAGATATTAAATGCCGACCTTCACCAGCACCTAACATTAGATACTGTAAAGCATCATGAATGTGTGAATACATATTTTTATCAGGCTTATCATCATATCTTTCACCAGAAACCTGTATGCGTTTGTAAGAATACCCGCCTTCAAACCCTTTGATAAGCGTAGGGCAGCGTCTATCAATCATAAATGCTGGCTTTCCGTCCGCCATCTTATTTAAATAAGAAGATACGGCTTCTAATCTAAGGTCAACAGAGTTGCTTGGAGCAGGTGTTGCCCTTAAACCAGCACCTCTAAGTATGCGGAATGGTGTGTCTTCATCAGTTTGTGCGCGAAAGTCTCCAGCAGGGTCGCCATAAATATGCACATCTAAGTGAGCAAATCGCGTTGCTATTTCTTGGCGCAGCAATTCTGCAAATCTAACTATACCCATATCAATTGCCACAATCTCAGACTGTATAAGCCAGCGACCGCGCACCTTTTGACCAAACACAGCCGCAGGGGTAAGCCCAAAGTCAATGCCAATATACAAAGGTACACCATCTGCAATAGGCACAGGTTCTTTTGCTATATGCATGTCGGGTGCAAACATACCGTAAACAGGTTTTCCTTCCTGTATTGTGCCTAATCTATTCATAACATAAACATCAATCCAACTTTTTGTCTTACCTCTAACTAAATTAGGATAATAAGACTTCAACATGTTAGAATTGTTTTCTGCTTTTTTATTAGGCTCGTAATCAAGAACAGTTCCTTGGTCGTCTTTAACCTCACTCATGCCAGAAGGCTGTGTGTAAAAGCTCCAGTTATCTGGCTTTACTAGCATTCTTGCTTGCTCAAGAGGAATGTGATCAGGCACAGGAACCTCACCAGACATAATAGGCCACCAGTGATCTTCTTCTGGCGCATTGGTATCTGCTATAACACCAGACCAACTAGGCCCACCTTCACGCATAGAAGGGAATCGACCAACACGCATAGTACATGCATCAATAATTGACTTTGGTATCTCCCTAGCCTCATTGATCCAGATGCCAGTAAGCTCCAGTGACAAAAGCTTCTTAACATCTTCTGGTCGGTCAAGGGCTAGGAAGATGACTTCAAGCTCTAAATCTGCCTTGCTTATGTTATGTGTGTATGGAACTGACCAATGAAACCGACCCCAATCATCTTCTGGAAACCAGTCTAACCAAGTCTTGATTGTAGTTGTTCTAAGTTGCGGATTGGTATTTCTGATGATTGCCCATCTGCTGCGTCTAATCCCATCCTTGTTTGGCTCTTGTTGCAAAGCGCGTCTAAACACCTCAACGCAACAACCAACAGATTTACCAGAGCCAACAGGGCCACGAATACCACGAAAGAAATTACTATCTTTCATAAATGTTTTTAAGACTGCGCCATCAGGCTTGTATTTAAAGTTGGTCAACCTTGTGATCCTTGCCAAACTTAATCATTCGTTCAACAATCTCCGGCCCTATCGCAGCAATAACCTTATCAGCTTCTCGGTCAGTGCAAAATTCTTTTGGGTGATGAGCAAGGTGAACCTTCTTTACGACAATGCGTAATGCGTCACGCTCTTCTTTTTTAAGGGTGTGCATAAAACTCATGTGCGGTATGTCTTTACTTTATCTCGTACCTTTTTAGGCTGGCTGACAAACTGCTTACCAGCCGCACGTCCTTTTCTTTTAGCAGCCGTGGTCTTTGCATATTCCTGCGCCGATAACGCTTTGATGGCTCTGGCAGGTAAATACCTTTCGCCTGTGGCTTTTGGCCCTTGAGTAGATGGCTTTCCACTCTTGGTTCTCCATTTCTGATTAGTCCAGTTAACTAAAGATTTCTGCGGCTTCTTCAAGACGTATNCCCCCCGCCTCTAGCTTTGTAAGCCTTGGCAAGCATTTGCGCCTTACGCGCTGACCACTGACCAGCACCNCCACCTTTTGACCCAGCCTTAATGCGATTGAATAAAGACTTACGCATAGTTGGCTTGGTGTAATTACCCGCTGCGTTAACTGCCACTTTTCTTTTTCCTTACTGCTTTTTTCTTAGGAGCCTTGCCACCAACCCAAGCCTCATTAACTTCGGGCGTGGCTTTGTCATCAGCAACAAGCCTGCCGACATCATTCCTTGCCCTTACAGGCTCGGGAACAACCTCAACTTCATAAAGCCGCCTAGACTCAGGCGTAAAGGTCGCACCAGAAACAACACGTCCATCTGGCAGGGTAATTGTGGGGCCATCATAAACCTCACCATCATTGAATTGATAAGCCATTATAAATCTCCAGAATGCCCAAACTTTTCTCTAACCTTGTCTAAGGCATCATCAAAATCAAGACCCTTTCTTAACTGTGAATTAAGATAGCCTATCATTTCATCTGTCATGCCTCTGTTGCCGCTTGTTTTAATAAGAGACTTCTTTTTCTCTTCAGAAGCTGAAGCCTTTTGCTTGTCAGCAACCTTCTTGATAGCTTTTGCTGGAGTCTTCATTGTCTAGCCTTTCTTAATCAAGCTCTTGCGCTTGGGCTTAGCCTTCTTGTCTGCCATCTTCTTGGCAGCAGCCACACCAGCCTTAGTGTATGGGAACTTCTTACCAGCTACATTAGGCATTACGCCCTCG